GACTTGCGTCAAACTTGTCCGAGGCTTTGCCAAAATCAATACTCATGATGTGTCCTTATGAGATACGCACGATGGCGTTGTTTGCATCGGGCGTTGGGAATGCAATTTGGAATGTGTCGTTGGACACGGTCTTGTCTGAACCAAAGTCCAGCACGGCAACGGATTTGTTACCCTGAGACGAGTTATAAATCAACGCGCCACGGCAAGTAAACGAAGCGTTAGTCCAAGTAGTGTTAGCAAACGAAACGTACGCTGTCGGCACGCCAATGGAGTTGTTGCCGGATGTTGGAGACACACTAATGGTCAGTGTGTTGCCGCCTGCCGTGTAGCCTGTACCAACCACTTCGTTGGTTGTTGAATACACTGTAGTGGTAGGGCCGATATTAGCCGCCGCTGTGAACAGCGCCACTTTGAAAGTGTTGGGAGATGTGGGGCCAAAGTTGTGAACCGCCTGAAGCAGCTCAACTTTGAACGACGTGGTTGCTGTTTGTGCGATCGCCATGTTATGTTACTTTCTGACGGAACTGACCAGAGCGGTAGGCATCCTGACGCTCCATACCATCGCCCAGACGTTTTGCAAGTGCAAGCGCTTCCATGAACTTTTGGTTGTAAAGCTGCATCATGTCCTGCTCACCCTTCATGTAGGTGTAAGCCTCAACCAACGAGCCGTACAACAGCACAGAGTCAAAGTTGTCGCCAAGCCACGTAGTGGAAGCCGTTACGATCGACTCAGGGTAGTAATAGAAATGCAACTCAACTGTGTAGTTGGCATCGGGCTTTGGGCCAAGAATGAAAGACAACTCATTGGGCGCGTTGGTCTGCGCACCAAACAACGCATAGTATCGGGGTAAACCCGTATCACTTGCGCTGGGGTAAGCCTGACGAATGAAGTTAACGTCCTTGTTCAGCAAGTACTCGTAGTTGCCATCGGCATCAATCACAGCCAAAGAGTACGTGGCCAAGTAATCGTTTGGCGCAGACAAGTAAGGTGTCGTGGAAGACACTGTGCCCGTCATGTTCTTGCGAAGCGATGGGAACTGGACGTTGTTGTAAATACGCTGCTCAGCCTGTTGCACAAAGACAGGAATCTCCGCCACGAAATTATCTTCCGTGTTCTCCGTGTACGCCTGAATAGCGCTGCTGAGCTGCGTGTAGTTCATATTTAAGCCATCGGGCCGCGTGCCATGACACCTTTAGTCGCAGCACCTGTGCCGCGAATCTTGATGCCAGAAGTCTTGACGCCGTCGTAAGGGTTGCTGCGCTCGTTGGCAACACCCATGTTTGCCTTCAGCGCTTCCTTAACGGGCATCTGGCCAACAGTTACGTTGGCAACTTTTTTGGGTTGCTTGTATGTAGCCATCTTAGCCTCCGCGACCAGAAGAACGCTGGTTCATGATCTTGGCCATATTGCGGCCATACTTGAGCATGTCGCCGTTGGTTTTACCGCCAGCTTTCAGCTTTGTCAAAGGCTGGCCGGGATGCTTGGCCTTCTCGTGTTTTGCCACAGCAGACTTAATCATCTTCTTGTCTTGGGCTAAATCTTTCTTGTCCATATTAGGCTCCTATCGTTACCGTTACTGTACCAACTTCTGCGTATAAAACCAAGTAGTTTGGTGTTAATACAGAATCAAAACCTCTTGCGCCACCAACAGGGTTCCACCCCCATTGATAAACCCTGCTACCGCCGGACGGGAATCCGACAGCATCCACTGACGTACTGCCAGTATTTGAAATCTGCAAACCAGTCGTACCGCCTTGGTAGTACGTCGTATCCGGACGCGGATCGCGCAAGCCTTGTGGGTCATCAACTGGGTACATACCCAACTGCAACTGCGGCTGATCTGGATCCCAACATGTCCTACAAACCAAGAGATTGTAGTTCTTGGTTTTGATAATTTCTTTGCGTAGCTCCGTCAGCTTGAACTGAAAGCCACAGCGATCACACTCCGAGATCGCATTCTTACCCGACGCAAATCTATTGCCCATTTACGTACCGCCCCCAATGAACATCTGACGAGGCACAAACCGCACTGCCGCTTTCTCTTGGTCTTCACCTGCGGCGCGATCCCAAGCCTCGTCATACTGCTGTTTCAGAACGTCCAAACGCTGCAAGCCTTCTGGAACTTTGAGTGCAATGTAGTAAGCCAGACCAGCGGCCAAGCAAGGAATAAATCTGAACGGCACATCCATGGTCTTTGTGCCACCACCAGCGTCTTGAATGCGGCGCATGCGCCAGTACACAAACTGATATGTTTGGCCGGGGTTCGGTGTTGGCCACACAGTGATGCTATTCTTCTGAACCAGACTCATGGCCGCGCCAGTGGCATGTGAGGCGGCGGTTGTGCCGTCCTGTCCGCGTGTGCAGTTGTACAAGTATGCAGGTTCGGTGTCGGTTGCGGGGCTGGTCTCGTTGTACCCAATTAGCTCAGAGCCAATCTGAATAAACCCAGCGGTGGGGATGCCGACCAAAGATGTTACTGGAATAGTTGTAGCGTACTGCGTAATGGCGGCCTGCACAGTTCCTGTCAGCGCGTTAGAACCGCCTGTCAAACGCTGTACCCAAACCTGAATAGGACGGCCTTGGATCAATTTGTTTGGGATGGTGGCATAAGTAGACACACTGATCCGCGTAATCGTCAGGTCGGACTGATTTGTGGGCACGTTGGCGCTTGTTCGGATGACATGGTCAAGAAGATCCACTGTATCGTCCGGTAGCGCATAAGTTGGCTGGCCAGCTACAAGCGTAATGGTGTTCTGCTCGAACGTCCACATGTTCACGCCACGGTTTGCCCAGTCAGCAAACAACAGATTCAATGAGCGACGAGCCGTGCGCAAGTCATAGCCCGTACGCATTTCAGAACCCGCCCGTTCAAAAGCCTCCTCGACCATGTCGTTGAGATCGAGGTTAAACGTGGTGAGTCCTGAAGTTGTCATCTAAATCCTGCCGTTTTCTTTGCAATCGTTTTGGGTTGCGCTACGAATTGTTTCCCGGCTTTTTTGCCTGCTCGTTTTGCTCTGGTAGTCGCAGCGTACTCCGCAGGGCTGAGAGCTTTAATCGCAGCGCTTGGAAGGTATCGCTCACCAGTTTTACTAGACGGTTTACCACTCTTGGTTCTCCATTTCTGGTCGCCCCAATCCTTTAAGGACTTCTGTGGCGCTTTCAATCTCGGTAACCCCCGCCAGCCGCCTTGTACTTCTTGGCAACAAGCTGAGCTTTACGTGCCGACCACTGACCTGCGCCAGTGCCGTGGGTTGCTGCGGCTTTTACTTGCGACACAATCTTCTTGCGAAGACCGGGCTTCGTGTAATTGCCAGCAGCATTCACCTTCCCACCCTCTTTGTATTGGGTGAAGTCGGTGTCATCCCGACGGGCTTTCTTGACACCCTTGGGCATTTTAGAGGGGGCAATATCCCCCATCCCACGGCTGGCCATCATATTACTTGCAGCTTCCGCCGTAAGCCATGGCTTTACCGCCTTTTTTCATGCCCAGAGGGGTGCTACCCTTCATGGACACCATAGTGCCTTTGGTCTTGCCTTTGGAAGCAATACCGTCTTTGCTAGGAGCAGCAGTACGAACTGAGCCCATTTTGGCAGTAGTGATGCCGTTGTTTTTACGTGTAGCCATGGTAGATCCACCTTCTTTAAAAAGAGCTGTTTTCCCGTGATCGGTTTTAGCTCGGTTAACTTTCTGAAGATCCGCACGACCCCCAGACCTAAACTTCTTACCCTTGTCCGCTTCTGTGAAGTCTTTACCAACACTCTGCGGCACCCCAACCTTCTTTGCAAAAGCAGGATTGTTTGCAATCGCTGCCATGAAATTGTGTTGCTTTTTGCTGGTGCTAGGCATATCAAACCTTAATGATCCAACCCTTGCCAAGCACAAAGCCGACAAACAACATGCCAATCCAAATAAGCGCTTTCTCTACAACGGTCTTACCAACCTTCTTGTAGAACTCGCCAGACATCTCTTCGATGGCCAGCTTTGCCGCTTTACGGGCAATGGCTTCTTCACGATCAGTTAATGTGATGTCGCTCATATCAGCAGTTCCAAGCCCGAAGGCTCTTGTTGATGCGAGAATTTGGGTCTTTGGCTGTCTTCGCGCTGGTCAGCTTTTTCTTCATGCCTTCCATACGGGCGCAGAAAGAGTCGCGGCGTTTGCCGCCCTCTGGTTGAGGACGCTTCAATCCGGGCTTCCCGGGATTGGCCTTGTTGTACGAGGCCCGTCCCTTGGCGTTCAAGCCGCCCTTCTCGGACTTCCCCTCTTTGCGTTGCCATGCTGGAGTCTTAGCCATAGAACACCGTCAAGCCGGTTTGGTTTGCTAATTGCGCGTAGATACCGGTGTTAGCCAAGATGCCTTCACCGGGGATCAGCAGTGTCGTTACATCGGACGCCGTGTTGGTATCAATCGACATCAACCAACGTCTGCCTTGCGTGCCTGCTGTACTAGCCGTAACCGTGCCAGAGTTGATGTCTGTAACAGTGTATGAGTTAGCGTTTACAACAGTAACTGCGTAGTTGCCGTTGGTAGCTGTGCGGCCAGAACCGTCTTCACCAAACGTCAAACCTACAACCTGACCTGTGGTCAATCCATGGGAAGACTGCGTAACAGTCACAGTCGTGCCTGAACGAGCGTAAGTCATGGATACTGGGGCAGTTGTAGTGTCCCAAAAGTTAACTGTGCCTGCTGTGGCAGTGCCCATGGTAATGATACCTTTAAGGCGGGTTCGCGCTACGACCATCTGGCCACTTACATTCAAGTGCGCCGATAGGACGTCTGTTTGCATTGTCATAATCAAGCTCCTTTAAAAAGGGGCCGAAGCCCCATGGGTTGATTAGGAATCAGCGAAAGGTGTAGCTACAGTGCTGGAGCCGACAACAACGCCAGTCACCATGTACTTGTTGGCTGCGATTGCAACGATCTGAATCCATGTGCCAGCAACACCGCCGGTAGTTGTACCGTTCAGGTTGATAAAGTCATTGGAAGAGCCGTTGGCAGTAAAGCCAACCATAGCGCCAGAAGAGTCAGAGTCAACAGACAACAAAGTACCGACATACAAGTTGCCAGAACCAGAAGTCGTACCGATCTTCAAAGAGCTTGTGGAGATGGTTGTGGGAACCCAGATTGTGTACACAACGCCTTCGTTGTTCAGTGTGCTGGGGTCTTGGCCGGGGCCAGAAGTTGTGGGGTTAGCCGAAGTGTTAATGGTGGGCAATGTCAATGTGACAGCCGCTGCCAAAGAACCACCAACGCTGATGATACGACCGCCATGATCGACGGGGTTAAGCGTGGTGCTAGATGTGATCTCAACAACAGTAGCGGGGCCTTGTTGGTAGAAACCGCCCAATGAACGTACTGGGCCTTGGAATGTAGTGCGTGCCATGTTTTTTCCTTACATGCAAGTTATGGTGCATCTGTCTGCATGTCGTCTAGCCGGAACTAGTCAGATACACCGGAAAGTCCGGATTGAGTGCAATATACACCAAATAAAAAACACATGCAACAAATAAAAAGGGCCCTTTTAGGGGCCCTTTGGCGGCATTGTCTGGGATTCGAACCCAGCATCCTAGTCTTGTCGATCTGTGTGTACCCACCACACCGACAATGCCTTGCTTATTAAGCGCCTGCAGAACCCCACATACCGAGAGGATCAGACCAGCCGAAGCTGTAACGCTCACGAGCCTTGTAGCGAACGTTACCTGTATCGAAGTCACCGTCCATGCTGTTTTGCAAGGCGATACGCTCGAAGTGCTTCATGCCGTTTGGCACGTCGGTAATCAAATACCAGCCGTTTGTGTCGGTCAAGAAGTGGTTAACAGTGTAACCTTCAGGGATTGCGCCCATCTGCTTCAACGCGTTGATGTCGTTGTCAGCAGTAGAAACACGCAGTTCAGTGTCAAGCAAACGCTTAGCAACGAACATCAGTGATGGGGGAACAATCATCTTACGGGGCTTGGCGGCGATCAACAGACCGCGTTCATCAGTCCACGCAGCGATTTGAATCACAGCGTTTTCCAAAGAAGTTTCGTTCAAGTCAACACCAGTTGTTGGGCTGTTGTAGTTCACGCCACCGTTAACGAGTGGGTGACCAACGCGAGCGCTGGAAGAGTTAACACCGAACAAAGAAACGCCGTCGCCACCCAAGTATGAACCGCTGAAGCCGTTGTTGATAACGGAAGCAGCTTTAACTTGCTTGGTGTAAGCCATAGCACGGGCCAAAGACTTCGTGTAACGAGCAGACAAGCTGTCGTACAAGTTATCTTCCACAGCTTCTTCAGTGATTGAGAAGCCGAGGGCGATAGTCTCGTGGTTGTAACGTGCTGTGAAGGCTTCCTGCGCATTGTCATAAGCAATGGCAGAACCTTCATTCTTGACAGGAGCAGAACCAAAGCCAGCCAGCTTTGTCTCTTCTTCGAAGCTACGCTCAGATTTCTCTGTTTCGTAGATTTCTTTGTGCTCTTCGCCGTAACGGGCGTATTCCATACCGAACAAAGCGTTCAGACCGGGGAGCAACTCTTTAAGTAGTTGTGCGCGTGAAATTGCCATGGTCTATGTCTCCTTAGATGCCGGTGGCGTTAGAGTATGAATGAGCACCGGGGTTGAACTTAACCAACACGTCGGTGAATTGGTCGCCAACTTGCGAGAAGCCGGGAACATTTGCAAAACCAACGATGCGGAAAGCGAAACCAGATGTGGTCGCGGCGGTAGAAGCATCCAAAGCAGTGTTTGAGTTACCTGTGGTTGTAGAACCAGTAGATGTGCTCTGAACAGCAGCCAAATAGATGTTTGCGCCCAAGGCAGCTTGGGTCAAAGAACCGTCAGCTTGTGCTTGGAAAACAGCGCGGTCGTCATCAATCACGTACGCTTCCACAACACCAGTGGTGTTAGCGGGGTAGTACTGTGAGTACATGGTTTGACCTTGTGCATTCACAAAGGAGCAGCCGACGAAAACGCCGATTGTGCCTGCTGGGAATGGTGTGCTGTTATCGCCATTTGTGGTGACGATGTTGAGGTAGCCGTTGGTGTTCAAAGCAACGATCGAACCATTGAAAATGTTCGTGTTGTAACCAGCGGGGTCGATCAAGAAGGTACGGGTGCTACCAGCGTATGGTAGGCCGCCCAACTCATTCACGGCACGAAGGCCGTAGGGAGAAGCGGTAGATGCCATTTAAGGACTCCTAAGTTTATTTAGAACCAGAACCAAATCCACCACGCGTTGTTGTCGACTTGCGTTCGGCAAACAGCGGCATACGTGGATCATTTTGTCGCATGAAGTTGTTGTCAACTGATTCCATCTGGTTTTGAGCTTGCTGGTTGTAGTACTCATCCCGGGCTCTGGCTTTCTCGGCTGCCATCTTGCAAAGCATGAGGCCACCAATTTCCACGTTCCCAGTCTTTTCGTTCCCCACCATCATCAATTCCGGATGGTCTTCTGCCTTCACCGGCTCCCAACCTTCACGCATTTTGCGCGATACGTTGGTCACTTCCGCTTGGCCCATAACGTGAGTCGCTACCCAGCGATACACATACCCGGGTTCAGGCGTTGGATCAGGCAAGTTTGTCGGCGGTACGTATACAGCACGGACAGATTTTTCGCGTGTCGTCAGATCACGATTTTTACGGTCAATAGTTTCAGCCATTTCAGTTCTCCAATTTCGCTACTTGTGCAGCGTATTGCTGCGGGGTTAAACCTAATTTCTTCGCCAACGCAACCTGCGTTGTCGTTAGCTTGATTTTTCCTGCGCTCGTAGAACGAGACACAGAGGCCACCACTGTTGTAGGTCGCTTTTGAACCTCACCAGACCTTGGCTTGTCTCCGCTTTGACCAAAAAGATCAGGGAACGTTGACTTCATGCGAGCGTCAATTTGCTCGAAGTATTCAGCAGAGCGGGGGTCCACTCCGTTTGTGACTAGCTTTTGGTGCAGCCCTAGTGCGTAGCTGGTGTATTCCTCAAACCCTTGTTGCCCGAACCACTGGTTTTTTGCCTGCCAGCGCAGAGTTTTTTCGTCGGGCTCAACCCTTGCAGGTTGGGCTTGTGGCGTTTGTACCGCAAAATTTTCTTCCTGTAAAGGGGTTGGTCGAAAATTCTTTGTTTGTTCAAACCTAATTTTAGCGTCCATCACAGCTTCTTGAGCTTCAATGATGGCGTCAGTATCAAAGGACTCTTGGGCTTCCTTGAGTTTGCGACGTGCCATAGCGAGTTCAGACTCGGCTTTAGACTTCGCACCTTCAATGATCGCTTCTTGTCCTGTGTAAACGTTTTGCTTGAGGCGTTTGTTCTCCTCAATCAACTGCTGTGCAAGACGCTCCAGCTCTTGTTTCTCACGCATCGTGGCTTCTTTGATACGGCGCTCGTCGTGACGGGCGTGTGTCAGCTCTTTAATGCGTCCTTTGACTTTGTCTGAATAAGACTCGATTTCTTCGTCAGTCGGGTCAGCAACTTCGCGCTCTAGGGGCTTGCGGCCTCTGTCACGCTCAGGTGTGTCGTCTTCGATTTCGATGTCTACTTCACCTTCGCCTTCGATTTCAAAATCGACATCGCCTGTCTTTTTATCTTCGATTTCGTCAGGGAACTTGTATTGATCGGGCATATTTTTCCTTTCAAGCGCGGGTCAGGCCGCGAGGGTCTTGCACAACAGCATCAACTTGGTCATCGTTGATGAGACGGAACTCTTTGCCAAAGATTTTGAATCTTGTGCCAGAGTAAGTACGAACGAGTACGAAATCGCCCTGTTTGCACCACGCTCCGTTGGGGAACTTGGCAGGGTCTTTGTACGCGTCGGGGCCCACGCGCAATACAAACAACACCGTGGTGGCGTGCTCTTCTTGGCGCAGTGTGGCGGTATCTCTCACGAGATCCAGTGATGTGCCAGCGATCTTTGCATCGACCTCGGGCACAATGCAGAGTAACTTCCAGCCCGTGGGGGTTGGCAGCGCACCTGCTTTAGTTTCTTCATCAGCACCTTCTTCGGGTTTGTCAACCTGTTGAATGTGTTTGGGCAAGCTAATGCCCGGGGGCAAGATTAAACCAGATTCAGTTGTTGGCTGCATCTTCGACTTTCTGTAGCAGGTCAAGTAAATAACGCTCTGCGAGAGCTAGACCTGAAATAATCCCGCAGAGTTTTTGGTATTCCTCAAAGGAACGACACGCACCACCAGCCAAGTCGTCAGCGTAGTTGTTCATGTCAGTACGTAATTTGTCGCGCAATACGTGTGCGAAGTCTTGGATCATTTTTTAGGTGTTCCCTTTTTGCTGCTATGTTGGAGCGCAGCAGTTCGCGCTTGTAAATCCATCTGGGCTTTACTCTTTGCGATGTCAGCGCCCATCTGGACGCCGGCACGTTCTTGTTCAAACTGTTGCTTGCTCTTGCTCTCGTTGATCTGTGCACCAACGCGCAGGGCGTCAAGCTCCAGTTGACCACTGACTTTTTGCTCTTCCAACTCTTGCTTATCTGCAGCAATAGCGGCGTCAATAGCCAGCTTTTGCGCTTTGAGCTGAAGCTCTTGTTGCTTGATCTGAAGCTCTTGCATCTGTAACTGCAAGACGGGGTCTTGGGCTTGTTGCTGAGCTTGTTGTTGGGCAGCCTGAGCTTGGTTCTGCTGGAGCACCTGATTAGCCGCTTGAGCCATCATGCTCGACAGGGCAATCTCAACCTGTGGTGGCAACTTGTCGTCTTCGGGAGGCAGGGGCATGCCCAACTGCTGTTCGATCTGCTGGCGCATCTTGAAGCCTACGTGCTCTGCGATGTGGGCTGTGATACCGCCAATGATCTTCTGCGCCTGTGGGTTCTGACCAATGTACTGCTGGATCATTGGGTCTTGCAAGAGCATCATGTGCACCTGAATGTGCGACTGGTGATCTTGGTGCAGGAACGCCTTGACGGGCTTGCCTTTGAGAACGTTCTGATTCTCTTGCACGGGGTCGATAGGACGCATGTCGTCTTCGATCGGCACCAGCTTTTCCGCGTTCTTGATGCCCAAGACATTGAGCATGCCGCGATGCAACTCTGGCAAGTTGTAAATGTCCGGCGCCATTTGCGCCATCTGAATGACTGCTTGGTACTGGACAACGCGCTGAGACATGGTCGCAGCGTTGGGATCTGACACGGGGATTACGTCCACCAAGTCGTAGTCGGCCTTCTTCGCTTTACGCGTGCCGTACGCTGGATCGTACGTGTAGCTTGGGTCTGTGTAGTCCCGAATGATGTTCTTCAAGAGTTTTAGCTCTTGCTTCAAGGCAAAGTGCACACGAGCCTGAACAGCAGTCATGACCTTGAGCTGGCGCTCAAGCAAAGCCAGCGTTGTACCGACAGGCGCATTAGCGCTCATGTCAGAGACCTTCATGTCCGCAGTAGCTGCAAACCGGCGGCCTTCGTCAACGATGTTCTGCAACAGGTTGTACAGGGTTTGACTTGGCTCTTTGTACGGCAGGGGCAGGATGCTGTCCCTGATGTTGCCAGACGCTACGTCGACGTCGCGCCACTCACCCGGGGCAATGGGCGTGTCATCACCTTTAATCCGAAGGCCTCTGGATTTGAGACCGCCCGGAAGATTAGATAGCGTTCCTGCGTCAACCAATTGACGCATAAGGCTAGTGGCCGACTTGGCAAAACCGCCGATGAGATGGAAGAGGCCAAAACCATATGCTCCAAAACCGGGGATGTACTGGTAGTGGACAAAATGCTGGCGTTTGAGTCGAAGATCGTCGTCTTCATTCCAGTTGCGGCGTATGGACAGAATGTCATTTGTGCCTTTAATGATGGTTACAACGTATGGCAACATGATGCCGGTCTCTTCACCTTCGTCGTCCACGTCCTCATACCCTTCAAGGTTCAAGTCAACGTGGCACTCATAGATGGTGTAGCGGTCATCGTTCAGGTCGTTAAAGCCAGTCTCTTTGTCCTTGGCTTTCTGAATGTCAGTGCGGTCTTTGGGCGCGTCAGGCAGCTCAATGTCCAAATAAAACCCAGCTTGCTGGAGCTTGACGATCTCGTTCTTGGTCTTGCGCATGACGTGCGTGACGCGGTGGCAAATGTCCAAGTCGGTTGCGCCATAGGGCAGGAGCATGTCTTCTGCGGGGATGAACATCGACACCTGACGGCCAAGCGACGGGTCGTAGTACACCTTCTTGAACGCAGAGCCTGTGGCTGGCAGTGACCAGAGCATGCGCTCATGCTCAGAGCGGTACTCTGTCATGGCTTCCGTCAGCTCATAGTTCATGTCATCTTCAACGTTGGCCGCCTTCTCTTTAATCTCTGGCGTTTCTTTACCAATGATCTTGGTACGCACGGGGCCTTGGGCTGGGAATGTCTCGGTAATCGTCTCAGCTTGGAAGCGCACCACGGCTTCTGTAATCATTGGGTGGAACACCCCGCAAGCGCCTTGCCATGGCTCGGTGCGCTCTTCAATCTGCAGACCCAAGAGCTTCAGACCATCAACGTAAGTCTTCTCCCACTCTTTGCGTGAGCCCTTGTCGTTGTCAATATCAGACACCAAGTCGCCAGCCAGAGACTGCAAAGCGCCGTCGTCCATGTACTCGGCAAGGTTGTCACCGAAGCCTTCTTCTTCTTCGTCTTTACTGGGCTTGATCTGGATTTCCATCCCATCAATACCAATGTTGACTTCTTCGGGATCAACGATCTCGATCTCCAAGGGGGATTCGTCCTGCGCCAGCTCTTCGATGCCAGTGGGTTGCTGGTACAGCGCTTTGTCGATGTTCGTTGCCATGTGTATTCCTAGTAGTATTCGTACTTCTTACGGCGGAAGTATTGAATGTCATCCTTCGCGTCCGTGTCCAAACTGATAAAGCCGCCTTGCCTGAAGCGCAGCAGCGCCTGTGTCGTTGTATCCACGAAGTCGTCATGCTCTCCAACTGGGAAAGCCGCCATCTCTTCGATCACTTCCCGTGCCCACCTAGTATCGGGAGCCCACACCATGCCGGAAGCAAACAAGTCAGACACTGCGTTTAATCGTACCATCTTGTCGTTGCCACGGCTAGGGTTTGTTTCCTGCACGGGGATGTCCATGGCCCGAAGTTCTTGGATCAGCGGTGCGCCAGCGGCCTTTTTCTCCACGATGAACGCGTCTGGTTCCCACTCTTTGTAGTGTTTGAGCGCAATCTGCTTGAGTTCTGGGAACGCCATCCTGTCCTTGAACGCATCGAGCAGAATAATCTGCGCCGCGTCCTTCTCTTCCTCGTTATAGAACACGCCCCATGTGGTGCAGGCGCTGTAGTCTGAGTTATTCTTGGTCTCAAACGCCGTATCCCATGACTGGATGATGTAGTCGCACTGTGGCGGGTCTTCTTGCTCCCAAATACGCCACATCTTGCGCCCAACGATGGCAGAGTTCTCAGATGTGGGCTGCTGCATGTACTGCGCGTTCCAATACCTTGGATCCAGCGACGCTTTTGTAGCTTTAAGGGACGCCAGTGGCCACTGCTCAGGCCAAAGTGACTTCTCTTCGGGGGTATCCTCGTTCAGGATGGCCGGCAACTCCACAATCTCCCATGGAACTGCGTCAGGGTTCCTTGCTTGGTAGTCAATCAAGCGCCCAGTCAGGTCTAACAGCGACCATCTGGTCATAATCACAATGATCGCACCGCCCGGCATCAAGCGTTGTAGCGGTCCTGTCTGGAACCACGACCATGCGGTATCAAAAGCCAGTCGAGAGTTTGACTTAACATCTTGCTCCGAGTGAGGATCATCAATAACGAACAGATCAGCACCACGACCAGCAAGAGCGCCGCCGACACCAGCAGCATAATACTGACCGCCAGCACTTGTAGACCATTTACCAGCAGCCTTCTGGTCGTCTGCCACCATTGTTTGGGGGAAAACTTCACGGTACTCCTCCGACTCAATCAAGTTTCGCACGCGCCGACCGAAGTCCTCAGACAGACCCGCAGTGTGCGTGCCCATGATGATCTTCTTATTAGGGTATTTACCTAGGAAGTACGCAGGGAACAGGTATGAGCTGAACTCAGACTTACCCATACGTGGCGCGATGTTGATAATCACGCGCTTTTTCTTACCCTCGACCACGTCGGTGAAGATTTTGGCGAGCTTCCTGTGGTGCGGACCGATCTTAAAGCCGGGGTACACGGACTGGGCGAAGCCCAACATGTTTGTTTTGGCCGCTTGCAGGCTGGCGCGTTGTTCGCGCAGCTCCAAATCTTGGAACAGCTCCATCTTTTCTGCCAGCGTCATATGCGGCAGAGCCTTGGCCATGGCTTCCAGCTCTAACTTACTGAGTGTTGTGAAGTTCTCAGGCTTCATCAGGCTTGTCTTCCGAGACATCGACGACGTCGATCACACCCATGAACCTGTTGAGCTTCTCTTTGATGCGGTTCTCAAGCTCCACATCTGACATCTCGGTCTTCTTGACCTCGACGCGCTCAGTAAATAGCGCCACTTCAGTCACTTTACCCAGCATGTCCAACGCTTTGAGGCGTATGCGCGCGTCTGGGTGCTCGACCTCTTCCAAAATCTTGGCTACTGCAAAGCCCCTGAGCTCCTTGGCCTGCTCCACAAACGCCCAGTCATAGGCTGTGAGCATTCCCACCAAGTGCTGTACCGCAGCGGGGGTCTTTAAATTAGCTAGCGCTTGTTGCGTATTGCCCACAGGCTGGCCTGTGACTAGGCTTGCAAAAGACTTACGGGCGGACTCTTGTTCAGCCTTGGACTCAATCTCTTCGTCCTCAAGCTCTAAATCTTTGAGCCACTGCGCCGTTTTGACTTTGGCGTCGATTGTTGTGGTCGGGTCTGCTTTTTCAAAAGACAGCACCGCCGCCGTGGCGTCGACCACGTCTGGATGAAACTCGCCGTTAATCAGATGTTCAAGCATTGCGTAGGGTTAGTGCTGGCGTTGCACTTGTTGCCTCGTTGGTGTTAGTGTACACTTCTTTTCGGCAATGGTGCAAGTTTTTGTTCTGTTGCTTCTCCTTGAGGTTTGCTCCTCCTTAGCCCCGGCCTAAACCGCTGGGGCTTTTTTTATTGTGCCGTGTCCAACGTTTGACATGGTACCTTGGAATTTTTTAGAAATTTTTTGGGGGGTGGGGTATTTGGTTTGAGATTTTGAAAAATTGGATTTGCGGGTGTGGAACAGTGTTCATGTGCGCTACGGGACTCCGACATCTGTATGGGAGGTGGGGGGTGGGTGGGGTTTCGCCAATCCCAAAACGACCTGTTCAAAACCCCCCATATGGATACTGAAAGTGTTGATTAGCAATAGTGCTGACCCAACAACGGGGAAAGGTTCCCCATTCAATCCACTTAGGAGATACCATGTCACAAGCAATCAAGAAGTCAGTCGTAG